ATGGATTTTGGGATTGCAGGTGTGGCGGCGATCACGGTGATCTGCTATTTAGGCGGAATGGCGTGTAAGACGACGGAAAAAGTAAAGGATGAGGTGATACCGGTAGTCTGTGGCGTAACCGGCGGAATTCTGGGGGTTGCAGGCATGTATCTGATACCGGAGTTTCCGGCTGGTGATGTGATCAACGCAGCAGCTATTGGTATCGTTTCCGGGCTTGCTTCAACGGGAGTACACCAGGTGATCAAGCAGGTGGGGAAAAAATAAGGGAGGTACCGTGTATATGAGAGATATTGCATTGTGCCACCCGCGGATGCAGAAGATAGCAGCTCAGTGGATCACCGCCTGCAAGGCAGAAGGAATTAATGTTGCTATTTCTGAAACACTGCGTACTGCAGCAGAACAGGATGCTCTCTATGCCAAAGGCCGTACAAAACCGGGAAATATCGTAACCAATGCAAAAGGCAGTTCCTACCGGTCACAGCACCAGTGGGGGATTGCCTTTGATTTTTATCTGAAAATGGATGTGGATGGAGATGGGAAGATAGCAGATGACGCTTATAATGACAGCAAAGGTCATTTCAGGAAGGCTGCTGAAATTGGCAAGAAACTTGGTCTTGCCTGGGGCGGAGACTGGTCCAGCATTGTAGATAAGCCCCATTTGTATCTGCCTGACTGGGGAAGTACGCCCACTCCATTAATCAAACAGTACAAAACACCGGAAAAGTTTATGAAAACATGGATAATGGAACCAGTGAAAATGGGATGGCAGAAGGAGAATGGCGGCTGGAGATTTTATCTGAAAGATGGTTCGGAAAATTATGTTGTTAATGATTGGTATAAAGATGGCGATCTCTGGTACTGGTTTGATGGCAATGGAATAATGGTCCATAACGTGTGGTTTCAGTATAAGGGACATTGGTATTATCTGGGAAGGGATGGCGCTATGGTGAAAGGACTGCAGACCATCAGCGGGAAATGGTATTATTTGGATGAAGACGGCCGGATGGCAACGGAACCGGTGGTGCTTACGCCGCAGAAGGATGGGGCGCTGCAGTATCCAAAGCTGACAGAATAGAACCATATGCAAGATGAAATGTAATACAAGTTAAATTGGAAAAAGAAAAAACCGCGTGTTTGCGCGGTTTTTTTAGTGGAGCTGAGGGGAATCGAACCCCTTGGAGGGGGATTTATAAAAATGGCTTAAATGTTGCAAACCCGCATAAAACCTAGGTTTTTTAAAGAAAAGCGTGAACGTAAAATGTTGATGATTTTCCCTAAAAAACACTGTTTTTCGTAACTATGCAACACGAAATGCAACACGAAATCATGTTATTTTAGGAGTGGAAATTTGTTTTAAAACTTCTTGTAAGACTTGCTGCCAGTTATCAGGATCAGCTTTTTTCAACTGTTTTATAATATCTTCAGGAGAGAATTTTATGGGCTCTTTTTTCACACCTAACAGGTCTTCAAAGTAATGATCAATGGTTTCGTCTACTTTTTCGCGTTCTTCAGAAAATGTATGCGTGTATACACGTTTCATAACACGATCCGAAGACCAACCGCCTCTTTCCTGAGCATATTTATCAGGTATGCGAAGCAAGGCCATTATAGAAGCGTTTAAGTGTCTTAAGTCATGGAAGGTCATATGCGGTAAATGGTTTTGTTCCAAAAGTCTGCTCCAACGCATATAAACGGCATGGCCGCTTAAACTTATCAGAGGATCATCTGGTGACTTCCCTGCAGTTTCCTGATCAATAAGGGTTTGAAGATAGTCAGGGATTTTGTGGCGGCGTAATCGCAGATCAGCTTTACCGCATTCTTTTACAACAGCAGAACAATGGACATCGACAATAACCTGATTGAGAGTAAGATATCCGTTAGAAATATCTTTAACACGGATTCCACGGATTTCTGACATAGAAAAGCTTAACCAGCAGGCCAGAAGGCAGGGAAGTTCTATATCCGTTCCGTGAATGATTTTCAGGACAGTATGAGGAGGCAGCAGCTCTTTAATTTTTTTAGGTACTTTTGGAAGCTTCACATCATAATTATCACCAGGATAGAAATAGCGGATAACTGTGATAATGAAACTATATGCATTTCTTACCGTTTTAGGTGAGATGCAGGTGCGCTTTATTTTACAGCGTTTGGAAACACGTTTCGTATCAAAGTCTACAGCAATTTGTAAATCATCAGAGGTAATATCTTTCAACTTTTTGTCCATTAGGAAAGTGTAAGAGTCATATTGATCTTTATCATATCCCTGCGTTGTGGTTCCAGAAAGAACCGGTGTAGTGAGTTCTATGTAAGACTTCATGGCTTCTTTTAAGGTGATATTACCGTTTTTTGATTGCTTCCGGCCGGCATTTGTTTCACGGCGCAGTTGGTATTCTGCAGCTTGGCGTTCTACCTCAGCTTTTCCGCGTTTTGTGGGATCGTCACTGGTAAATGACTCATAAATTCGTTTCATTTTTTGCTTTTGAGTTTTAGGGTCTATTATTGGACGACCGTTTTTATCAAAAACAGGTACGCTGTGGCTATATGCAAGACAGCGCCAGGATCCGGATGGAAGTTTTTTGGCAGTTGGCATATATCATTCTCCTTTCATTTGCGATGTCGCAATTATAATTTCCAGATTTTTAGGGTAAAAATGGGTACAAAAAAGACGCCCCTTGCGCAGACGTCCTGGAGATGATATAATTCAGGTGTTGAGACTGATTTATATCTGGCCAGGAGACTGGCAGGAGAAAATCTATGTAAGAGACCGTTCCTGTTGGCGCAGGGGCGGTCTTTTGCTTTTGCAAATATTACAGGCTCAAAGACACATGAATCTTTGGCGATTTTCTAGTAAAATCAAAAATATCATTTATAACAAGAGTTACTTCGCTTCGATCATCAATTTTAAATGCTTCTGCCACTTCAATCGTTACTCCGGGCATAACGTTTTTATAGTGGTTGCTGACAGCTTCATTTTTAGAGTCAAACGGCAACGTTGCGTGATCTTTCTGTACGCCATTTTGATAAAGGCTGATATAAGCTGAGTTCCCCATAGCACTGCATTCGTCTGAGCGCTTGTTTGTATAGTTGTAATAAATAATTAAGCAGTCGTTACCATTATAGTCCTTAGCAAATTCATGCTTGGTATATGTAATGTGGCAATTTTGGATATCATAATCAAAAAGCGGCGCGGAAACGAGAGCACCATCGTTTCCTACATTTTTGCCATCTGGTGTCGCAGTATCGTGCAACATATAGCCGTCATTGCCAAAATAATACTGTTTTCCGTCAATTTCCTTCCAACTATTTACAGGATAACTGCCATCATCATTCTGATACCACCAGCCGGTATTATCCTGCTTCCATTCTCCTGCAAAGGAGGTCATAGAAAGGACAGCAGATGCAACGCTGACAGCGAAAAATAACTTTACTTTCTTCATACTCTTTTCCTCTTTTCTTTTGTTTTATTAAAATGCCATAGGCTATTTTAACCTTAATTCAATAAGTTCTTTTGGATATCCTGTACACTGGCAGAACTGATCCTGAGTATAACAGGAATAATCTTGCAACATTTCATCTGATATCAAAAGGGAAGCGGCAAATAAATTTGCTTCTCTTTCTATTCCGGATGTAAGTAGTAATGTTTTATTCTTTAGAAAAGCACAATTCTCTTTTCTATGTAATAAAGCATGTCCTAATTCATGTGCTACAACGACCCGAAAGAGTGGACTGTCAGAAGGGATATCCTCATTTATAAAAATCCAACGTTTTCTTTTTAAAAGTTTGTAGTTTCCAGAAATATTGCCTAACGGTAATACTGCAATCTGGATCTCGGCGTACCGTGCAATGGTAACAGGATCTCGGCTGCCGGTTAGATGTTCATAGTACCTGATTAAACGACGAATCTTATGATTTACAGTCTCCAAACGGCGTCACCTACTTTTTATTCTTATTTGGATTGTATTTGACTTTGTTTTCTTTCTTAGTTTCTCTTAGGGCGTATTCAAATGCATTTTGAAGTAAGCTCAAAGAAGCACTGTCAATTTCCGTACCACCATAATATAGAGGTCCGTCTTCGCCGTTACGTATTTTTTCCATAATATTATCGAGGTCTTTCTTTATATCTCTTTCGTCTTTAGCAGTGAGCTCTGGGGCTTTTTCTTTAGGATTATCTTTACCAGTCATTAAGTAATCAACTGTTATGCCAAAATAATCAGCTATTTTTTGTAATGTTTTTGAAGATGGTGTACTTCTTCCAGATTTCCAATTACTAAGTGCTGTTTGTGTTACGCCTGCTTCCTTTGCGACTTTGTAAGGGGTAACACCATGTTTTTGTAGAAGTTGTTCAAAGACTTCGTACATTTTTGTGCTCCTTTCACAAAGATAGCATACTTTCGCAAAAGTTAGTAAAATCACTTGACTACTAACATTAAATGTTGTATTATTTACTTACGCAAGCGAAAGCAAGCGAAATAAATACTTTCAACTGCGATATGCTTACTTTTATAAGATGTGGTAGTTTTATATCTGAAAGTATATCACAGCACGAAAGTATTTTCAATAGTATACTTACGGAAAGGAGATGGTATTTTGTACAAAAAATTTCAGGATCTTTTAGAAAAAACGAACAAAACGGTATATCAGATATCAAAAGAAACCGGAATTAGCCAGACGGCATTTTCAAATTGGAAGTCTGGACGATCCATGCCAAGTATTGAGAGCCTTAGAAAATTGTCGATATACTTTGGGGTTCAGATTGAAGACCTGTTGGAGTAGGAGGCGAGGAAAACGAATAGAACAAATGGTGTAAAAGAACAAATTTCAAATCAAAAGTTGATTCAGATATCTAATAAAATAGGTGACCTGGTTATTAGCAGCGGGCTGTCATATAACCAGGCGAAAAAAGTTTTTGATATTACTTTAGAAGCATTAAATGATGTTCCCTATTCTTTAAGTCCTTGTATCGATGAATAGTGTTGTACTTCAAAAGAAAAACCTGTTTGCGGATAAATGAGTTCATCATCGTCGGAATAGCTTTCTGGGACAAGACTAAGTTCTCTTATTCCGTTTAATATATGTGCAGAATATTCGGGTTTAACTTCGGAAGTGCAATTAGGACAAATAATTTTAGTGCAATTGATTGATTCAGGTCGAAGTTCAAATTTGCACATGCACTTATGACATTTTATTTTGATTTTGAAATCCATGGGTAATTTCTCCTTCCTTTTGTACTCGGCGCTGCAACGCCTGTATGGAAAGTATATCACTAGGGAGATAAGGAAAACAAGTATATTAACGGTTCTCATTTACCCATTGAGAAGCTGTTGGAGTAGGAGGTGAGGTAAATGCCGAGATTGAAAGTTAGTTCATCTGAAGAATCCAGTAGAGTGGTTCGCGCATGTATCAATGGCAACATGGCATTATATAACGTGAGTGAAGATCAAATGGCCGTTAAGATGGGGGTTACAAAGCGTACGGTGCAAAATCGGCGCGAAGATCCCAGAAACTATACGCTGGAAGAATTGTGGACGCTCTCCAAAACCCTGAAATTAACGCCGGTACAGGCAGCTAGCATTGTTCTGGGAAGGTCACTAACCAGTAAGGAAATTAAAGAGTTTATTTTGATGTAGGAGGTGATTAGAATGGCAAAGATTAAGAACTATGACGGCCGGACAGGCATGGAGCTGTCTTATGTGGCAGTGCAGGCAACCAGGCCAAAGAAGAAAACTGTGGACTGGGTAGGCATCACGGAGACATTTATAGTCGGTGGCATGTGGGTGATAGTCTTCATGATGCTTGGGGCTGCGCTTGTGGTCCAGGTGCTGTGATGGCTGTGTGGAAAGACCAGTGCGGTACTTGCATCAAGAAGAATCGGTGTATGGAAAGAAGCCGCTTACAGGCATGCAGAGATTACATAAAAAAGGACCCAGGCAGCGGCAACTGCGATAGGTCCAAAAGAAAAAATTGTACACCCTCATTATACGGAGGGAGAAGGAGAAAAGCAAGATGGTAAAAACGAAGATTACACTGGATGACGGAAGAGTAAGAAAAATTGAAGACTGTGAACTGGTTGTGGCAATCGGTTTGGGTTCCAAGAAAGAAGAGCAGCAGATTCAGTTAGCTGTAATGGGTGGCAAAGGATTAAGAAGTTCTGCGATGATTCAAGGTTTAGCAGATGCTACGGTAGATGCGATTAATACTCTTGCAGAAGACGATTATCATGCAATTGCTATGTTGACAACTTTTATGGAAAAAGTTGGGGAAAGCTGCAAAGCAAAGATGTTAGAAAGGCTTACGAATGGTGACTAAAAAGCTGTTTAACAGCCGGGAAGAGTGGCTGCAGGGAAGAAAGAACCATATAGGCGGTTCGGATGCGGCTGCCTGTGTTGGAAGAAATCCATATAAGAACAACGTGCAGTTATGGGAAGAAAAGGTTGGACTGGTGCTTCCGGAAGATATTTCTGATAAAGATTACGTCCAGTATGGAACTGAGGCGGAGAAGTATCTCAGAGCATTGTTTGTACTGGATCATCCGGAATACAAAGTTTCCTATGATGAAAATAACATGTTTATCAATTCAAAATATCCCTGGATGCACGCTTCTCTGGATGGAGAACTTCTGGACAGTACCGGACGACATGGGATCCTGGAGATCAAAACATCCAATATCCTGTGGTCTTCCCAGTGGGAGAAATGGAGAAAAGGGATCCCGGATAACTATTACTGCCAAGTCCTTCATTATCTGGCGGTAACAGAATATGACTTTGTAGTATTAAAAGCCCAGCTGAAGAGCTGGTATGGAGAAGAAATGCGCCTTGAAACGATAGAACGATTTATAGAGCGCGAAGAGGTGGAAGATGATATCTGTTTTCTGGTAGATGCAGAACGCAGGCTTTGGAACTGTGTAGTTACAGGGACAAGCCCAAACAGAGTCCTTCCACCATTACAGTAAAAAGGAGAACAGACATGTTGGAATTGAAAGTTTATAACCCGGAAGACAGCTTCTTAAAGCGGATCGAGTGGAATTATGAAGAGCTTAAAAGCTATATAGAGCCTATTTCTGCGGAATATGCAGCATCTGTTTATACAGATGACATGATCAAAAAGGCTAAAGAAGACAGAACAAAGTTAAATAAGTTTAAAGATGCGTTGGAAGCAGAGAAATCCAGAGTACGCAAAAAGGTTATGGAGCCTTATGAGACCTTCCGTTTAGAAGTTGATGATCTTACAGCAATTATCAAAAAAGCGATCGATAACATTGACGGCCAGGTCAAAGGCTATGAAGAGCGCTTATGTGAGGAAAAGACAGCCAAGGTCAGGGAATTCTATGAGGATAACATCCATGACATTGGCAAGTATCTTCCGTTTGAACGTGTGATGCAGCCAAGATATTCCCTTGTTTCTACTTCCATGAAATCCATTAAGGAAGAGATCCTGGCGCTGATCCAGAAGGTAGATGAGGGCCTGGCTATCTTAAATGAAGTGGACAGCCCTTATGCCGGTGATATGAAGAAAGTCTTTTTAGAGACTTATGATATTGGTGCTGCCATGGCGAAAAGGAACCAGCTGGAAGCAGAGGAACAGAACCGCAGGATGTATCAGGAAGATCTGGCAAGAAGAAAGGCAGAGCAGGAGGCACAGCGGAAAGCTGCAGCTGAGAAGGTAATGGCAGCCGGAAGACAGGAGCCGGTACAGGCAGCTCCAGCAGAACCGGTTAAGACAGAAGAGCCAAAAATGGAGACTGTGGAAGAGCCGGTCAATGTGATCGATTTTAGGGTCTATGCCACCAGGGAGCAGCTGATGAAGTTAAAAGGATTTTTAAAAGAAAATAGCATCCGGTTTGAACCGGTTCCAAAACAGTAAGAGGAGGATATAGAAATGGCAGTAGCAAATAAGTTGGTTAATAAGCCGGTACAGAAGGTAGAGACTACAAAGTATATGGCAAACGGTATGCAGGTAACGCTTACTCCT